CAGATCGAAAGCTGTTCGTCGTCACCACCGCGACGCGGCGCTGATTGCGCCGGTTCCATCTGCGTCTGGCGATCGATCTCGGTTTTCTTGAACAGCCCGCCGCCTTCGGCTTCGACCTTGGTGCCACGCGGCGCCTTCACGTCGACGCTGAGCTTGCCGGTGCCGGTGACGCGGGTTTCGTTGCTGGCGTTGCTATCGAGCACGCTGCGATCGAACGACGATTGCCCTTCGATCCCGCGCGCCATAGCTGAGCGAAACGCGCGCGAGCCCGCATAGGCGCCGCGCTGGCCACCGCGCCCGCCCGCGATGTCGAGATGAATCTTGTTCGGATCGCTCATGTAGCTGGCGCCGCCACCGATCACGCCGGCGCGCGCCGCTTCCTCGGTGAACTTCAACGCACGCGGATCATCCGGTGAGACGACGTTGCCCTTCTCATCGAGCAGATTGAAGTCGCCGGCCTTGCCGAAGTTGTGCCGATGGCTGCCGGTGCGCGGGCCGTGCGGGTCTTGCCCGCCTGACGTGACACGCGCCGTCAATCCGGTCTGCGCCCCCGCATAGTCGAGCGCGCTTCTCAGCCTTGGATCGAGCGCGAGCTTGCGAATCCCCGCGACCCTTCCCTGCGCTTCGACGACGTGGCCTGTGTCGCGTCCCGCACCGCCGCCGCTCGCCGGTGTATCGCCCGCGCCCGCGCCTGTGCCGGGTCCGACGCTCGACGCTTGCGGCGGGGCGGGCTGAGCGGCGAACTGTTCGGCCTGAGCACCGCGCACCGCCATCTCGTGCCCGGTGCGTTGCGGCCGTTCGTAATAACGGCTGACTGCAGCGCCGGCTTCGCGCGCCGTCTTCGTGCCGCGCAATTTATCGCCGGCGCCCTTCTCGGTGTTGTTCAATTCCCAATTAACGGCGGCGAGTTGCTCCTGATAGGACATCTGCGAGATCGACTTGCCGAACTGCCGCTCGATCGCGCGCTGTCGATCCGGATGCCATTGCGCGATGCCGCTCGCTCGGCCGCCGTCGCCTCTCGCCCCGGTCTGGAATTTGCTTTCGGCGTGCAGGTTCGCCGCGATGCCGGCAGCCTGTTCGTGCGACCAGCCCTGACTCTTGAAGTATTCGATCGCCTCCTGCGCGCGGCTGCCGGGAGCGGCGCCACCACCGCGCGCGCCTGCCGGCGTGTTGCCCGCGCCCGCGCCCGTGCCGGGTCCGACGCTGCTGCCATTCGGAGCGCCACCACCGCCACCACCGCCACCGCCGCGCCCGCCTTCGCCCGGGATATTGATGTTGCTCGGCAGACCGCCGCCGCCCGGCATCTGGAAGCCGCTGCTGCCGCCACCGTCCGGTGAATACGATGCGCGCTGGAAGCCGGCCGGCGCACCACCACCACCGCCGCCACCACCACCGCCGCTCAGATAATTCTTGAAGTCGACCATGCCCTCGAACACGCCGGTGCGGATCGCGCGCGTGAATGCCGACGCGCCGCCGCTGCTACTGCTGTAGCCGCCGTCGCCGCCGCTGTAGGACATGCGGTGAAAGTTCGGCGACGTGCTGCCGGGCGCATCGCGTCGCGATGGATCGCTTCCGACGCCGGGCGGCAACGTGGGGAAACGTTCGTTGAACGATGCCGCTGGCGGTGCGGCTGGCGCGTCTGACTTGGGAAACATCGGCGTGCCCCAGTCAGGCCGCTTGGTAAACGTATCCAAGACGTTGTAATCGCCGGACGCCCATTTCTCTTCCCACTTTTTCTTGTTCTCTTCCGACGTCTCGACGCCCATCAACTTCTGCCATCGCGGGTCCATGCCTTCGGCGATGGTCTGCTTGGGATTCGTGATCAGCTTATAAATATAGAGGATTTCCTTCGCGACCTTGGCGATTTCCTTCGATGCGTTCTCACCGAACGCCTTACCCCAACTTTCGCCGGTGGTGCCAAGCTCGCGGTTCAGCGCTTGCAGCAACGGGATCAGGCCAGCCTGCAGCGCGGTGATGAACTCGTTATATTCGCGGTCGACCTTCCGCATTTCGGCGTTGAAGCTCTTCGCGATGTCGAGCCGCTTTTTGTATTCCGCTTCCTCGGCTGCGGTCGCGCCCGCAAAGTTCTCGTTGATGATTTGCGCGGCAACGCTCGGATCGAGCTTCAGGGTGCTCAGGAAGCGATTGGTCAATTCGGCGGCCATTGCCATGTTGGCTGTGCCGGTCTCCCTTCTGGTGCGCTCCATCTCTGCGGCGTAGACGCTGCGCGCAGCGCGCAGGGCTTCGGTGAGCGCTTGGGCCGTTTCGCCCCGGCCGGCCATGCCGGTGATGTTCCGGAGGAACGCTTCCATCGCGGCCGGATCGCTGGTCGTTCGCAGCAAGTCTTCACGCGCCTTGCTGCCGATCCGACTGATTTCGGCCAGCGCGGTCTGGAAGTTCGCAACGGCTTGCGAGGCGGCATTGGGATCGACGCCCGCTATTTTCATCTGCTCGACGATCGCCTTCAGGTTTGCGCCGCCGATGCCGAACGTCCTCGCCGTGTTGTCGAGCCGGATCACTTCGTCGGTGAACTTGCGCAGCCCTTCGATCATGAAGTTGCTGATCAAGCCGCCCGCATAAGCCGCCATCGCGGCGCCCATCGAACGCGCCATCGACTGCACCGCGCTCGATGTCTTGGCCGCATGCTCGCGCGTTTGGCCCATCTTGACGCCCAGCGCTTCGACCTCCTTTTGCATCCGCGCGAGCGCATCGCGGTTCTCCTGCCCGCCCAAGGCGCGCAAGTTCTGACGCAGCGTTGCCAGCCCGGTCGACGCATTGTCGATCAGGGTGACTGTCAGCCTCAGTTCTTCGAATTCAGGCATCGTCGCTGTCAGCCGCTTGCTGTTGCCGGCGCATGATCTCGGCAAGCTCGATCGTGCGGCTCAAGTGAAGCTGCACTTCATCGAGTGGCATGTTCAGGAAAACATCCGGCGCTTGGTGGTAGTGGCGCGCGAGCCGGTAGCAATCGAGAATCAAGTCTTTCTCGTCGCCTACCAAGCGTCCGGATCGGGAAGAAAAAAATTGCGTAGCCGATACGCGCACGATGCCCAATCGCGCGGGTCCATCGTATCGAGAAACGGAGACATCACGCCGCTCAGCGCGGTCATCATCAACGTCATCTTGCGTTCGTCCATGATGACATCGCCGCCAGCATCGATGCGAACCGGCAGACCGTTGCGGTTGATGTCCGCGCCGGTTGGCTGCCGGAATGACAGTTCGCGAATCTCGTTGCCCTTGTTGTCGCGGATTGGCTTGCGCGTCAGCTTGACCTTGATCGGCCACGTCTCGACATACGGCTCGGGCTCGGGCGGTGCGGACGGCGCCGCCGGCTCGGCCACAGCATCGATGACGACACCTTCCGGCTTCGCCGCCTCATCGACGGCGACGAAGCCCTCACGAACAGGCTTATTCATAGCTGGATTTCCTCACACCACAGGCCTTCCCATCGCACGCGCGCCTGCCCGTCGCGGGTGTTGCCCTCCAGCGCACTTTTGCAAGTCGCGCCGGCGAGCGTGTACTGCTTGTTGTTGGCAAGCTGTGCGACGACGGTGACATCCGTCTGCGCATCTAGGTCTTCGAGGTTGACTTCCGGCGTGAGCGAGATGTCGCCCTCGATGTACGGGACGCGCGGCAATTCCTGATAGCCGTGAACGCCATCCTGCCCGGCGATCATCGTGCGTTCCGTCGGGCTCGGCGAAACGGTGAAGTTGCCTCGCAATGGAAGCTGGTTGCCGTCGACCATCACGAAGGCAATGCCAGCAAAGCGCTGTGCCATTTTAGACTCCTGATTTTAGAGAGGGATGAGCGCGAGGGGATCAGGCCGCGCGCCCGGTGATGCCGACGGTGGGGCCGATGATCTCGGCGTCGATGCCGCGATCGTATTGCAGCCGGAATTGCGCCAGCACCGCGAACACACGAAGCTGGTTGATCAGGTCCGGCGGGTACAGCACGTTGAGCCGGTTCGGATCGTTCGGGTCACGCTCGACGATCAGATGCTTTTTGAAGTTGCGCGTGTCCTCGACGAGCCCGTTGTACTCATCCATGCGGTACTGCGCGATCAGTTCGGCCTTCGCGATGCCGGGAGTGATGATCGCCTGCCCGGGACCGAAGCGCGTGCCGTCGTTGGCCAGCTTGTGCCTCGGGAATTTGCTGGTGATGGCATGGCGCTGATTGCGCAACAGCCGCGCCAGCGTCGCCAGCGTGGTGACAAGCTCATAAGCATCGTCGGGGTTGCCATAGAGATTGCGCTGGTAGGTCGTCTGCTCTCGGGCGAGCATCGGCTGATTGTCCGATCCGGTCTTCTGGATCGCGATGCCGCTGAGCGCGAGGCTGTTAAGCTCGGCGAACTTGAAGCGCTCTTGCAACGCCGCCGGCTTGATCTGGTTGAGCGAGAGCGACTGCAGCGGACGCGCCGGATCGTTGATCAGTGCGCGCTGTGCCTTCGCCGCATAGGCCGCCGCCCATTCGAACGCCGGCGACGGGCTGCCGACTTCGAAGCCAAGGATCGAGACCACGCCGGAATTGCGCGTGCCGCCGAACGTGAGCAGATCGGCGTAGATGCCGCGCTTGGCCGAGAAGATGTGGCCGAACAACTGGCGCTGCCAGCCCCACCGTCCGGAATCCGAGAAGCCGTATTCAAGCTCCCATGCCTGCAGCGACGTCGAGTCGGTGTAGGGCATCGCGACATATTCGAATTCCATCTCACCGAGATTGTCGATCGCGTCATCCATCTCGGGGACGCCGACGCCGCCGGTGAGGACGCCGCCAACCGGCAACGTGAGCGCGAGCCCGGGCGGCAGGATTTCACCGCCGATCGAACCGAAGTAGTTCACGCCGACAGCGATCTCGTTGCCGCTGACGCCCTTGAACACCGCAGTGAGCGTCACGTCGGTCGGCGAACCGACGCTCGTCACCGGCAGATCGATTTGCTCGTTGATCGCGGCCGAGATCGCGACATGGATTTCGTTCACCGTGTCGCTTGCGCCGACGTTGATCGGGATGTGGTTGCCGCCGACGTAGAGATGGATCGTGCCGGCTTCGGTCGGTGCCGACGCCACCGTGATGACGCCGCTTGCGGCGGTGCCGGCGGCGGGCTCGGCGAGTGGCAAGCCGTAGACGAGTCCCGACGTGTTGTTGTTGTAGAACGCGCGAAACATGCGGGCCAGTTCAGAGCCGGGCCCGAACGCTTCATCGGCCTGCGCCTGTGAACCGATCGCGAGCGGGATGTCGATCGGCGCGGCGCCGGCGGTGATCTTGGTGCCGACGAGCAGGGCCGGCTGCTTGAGCACCGGCAAGCCCGCCTTCGACGGATCGACCTCGACCCAGTAGAGCGGCACTTTGATTTCAGCGGGGATTTGCGAGAACGAAATAGGCATGACGGTGCTCCTGTGAAAGCTGTGCGAATACTGGCTGGCCTTAGGCCGGCTCGTGCGCCTGCGCCCGGCGAGAGCCACTGCGCTCGCCTTCCTTGGACTTCTCTTCACGCTTCGGTTCGGCGGTCACCGAGCCTTCCTTGATGCGGCGGCGGGTGAACTGATCGAGTGGCCATTCGACCGAGCCCTCTTTCGGGAAGGCGATGCCGCCCGACGGATGCTTGAGCGCACGGCGCAGGTCGTCGTTTGCCGGATTGACACGCACGCGCGGTGCGGGCGGGTTGAGCTTCGCCATGTGTTCCTTGCGCGCTGCGACTTGCTGTTCGCGCAAGCTCTTCTCGCCTTCGTTGCTGGCCATTGGTCGTGTCCTCACGCGGTTCGCGTGCCGACAGGACGCCGGCGCGCTTCGGTTGCTTCGGTGGTTGGGGGAAAAGTGAAGTTAAGCGGCTTTACTTCAGAATTACGCGGCGGCCTTCAGCTTGGCCGGCGTGAACTCGTATTCGGTGATGATGCGCAGCACTTCGTCGACCGGAGGGATGGTGCCGTCGTGGCGCAATGGCACGGTCTCCTGATGGATGCGCAACAGGTCGTCGGTGATGATCGGCGGGAAAGCGGCGCGGAAGACCACGACCGCCTCATATTGCAGTTCGGCGATCGGCGTTTCGTTCGCCCCGATCTGATCCCAATTGATCTTGTAGCTGCCGCCCTTGATGCCCTCGATGATGATGCCGTCGGGCAGCGTCACCACGCCGGCGGGCGCGCTCGTGTCGATCAGGTTCATGATGTACTGATCGCGCCACAGCCCGTTCATGATCTGCCAAAAAGCCGCGTCAAGTTTTCGCTGGCTCTCGACCGGATCGTTGTTCTGGATCACCACCGAGAAGCCGACGGTCATGTCGTTGATGAAGCGCACGTCGCCGGCATTGATGTCGCCGTCGGCGCTCATGCTCTGGCGCACGAAGTAGACACCGAGATAGGGCAGCACTTCGGGGATCAGCGGCAGCGCCTTGGTGCGCCGCGACTTGAAGCCGACGAAGAACGGCAGCGTCACGGTCTTCGCATAGAGCGTGTCGCAGATCACCATGCCGTAGCTTTGCGTGTCGGTGATCACGGTTTGGCCGCCTCATACTTGCGCAGCGCGCACGTGGTCTGCCCGCCGCCGTCCTGATCGGTGTCGGTGATCTCGAACTCGCCGAGCGGCGCGCCATTGCAGTCGAACGGGATGGTGACGCGATCGCCCTGCATCGGGACCACGGTGTATTCGGCGTCGCGGATGTCGAGGATGGTGCGCTGATCGGAGAACACCGAACCATCTTCCATCGTCACGTTGGTGTCGCCAGTGTTGAAGATGCCGCGCGCGCCATACGCGGGCACGCCCGGCTGCGACGCGAGCGGCGTCACAGTGATCGGCACCGAGAACATATCCTGACACGGCAGCTTCGCCATCGTTGAGAAGTTCACCGACATCGCGTCACCATTTGATCTCGCGCGTCATCATCAGGTTCATGCGCGCACGCAGCACGTTGAAAAGCTCGGGCCGCAGGATCGGACGCTTGCCCGGCATCCGCTGCACGCGGCGGCTGATGATGCGCTGGCGCGTGCGTAGCTGCCGCGTCGTGCGCCCGCGCGGCCATATCCGCGTCTCGGCTGTCGTCGGGTTGATCACTTCGGTGATCGGATGCTTGCGATTCATGTCTTCGGTCTGCCACGCCGTCAGTTCGGCCGGCACCGGCACGACCTGCAGCTTCGCCTGCATCTTCTCGATGCGTTCCTCGATCGCCCACGTCTCGATCAGGATTTCGAAACCCATCACACTTCCAATCGGCTGTAGTGATAGAGCAGCGCATGCACGGCGCGGATCGCTTCGCTGCTGCTGCCGCCGCTCTCGTTGGCGCTCCCCGCTGACTGGTTCGGATCGAAGAACATCACGCGCGAGTCCTTGTGGCTGATCGAGCGGATGCCGGCGGTGGCCTCGCGCTGCGCCTCGGTGCGGCCCTTGCGCACGAGCAGCGATGCGGCGTTCTTCAGATCGGCCGGCGCCTCATAGGGTAGATCGAATCCGCCGGTGTAGGTGACGACGATCTGCGCGCCGATCGGCCCGAAGATCGAGAGCTTGCCGGATGCTTCCTCAAGTTCGTAGCCGGTGACCGGCAACAGCGCGCCGCTCGGTGACTCGACGCTCTCGATGTCCTCTTCTTTCACAGGCCAGTGCGACAGGAACACGCGCCGATCGTTGGTGTCGCGCCACGTCTCGCGCACGCGCTCGCGCGCGAACACGCGGTTGGTGACCTCGGACACATAGGCCGAATACCAGTCGATCATCTGGCGCAGTTGCGGATCGCTCGACACGTCGGCGGCGCCGATGCCGAGCATGACTTTCAATTCGTCGAGCGACAGCAACGCGAAGCTGTCGGCCGGCGTGAGAATCTTGATGGTGCGGTCTGCCATGTGTTCAGCCGCCGTCGTTCTGGAATTGCTCGAACAGTTCGCGCAGATCGAGCGGGGCGCCTTCGGTGCCGTCGCTCAGCACCGGCTTGGCCTCATAGCTGCGCCGATCGATCAGCCAGCGCGCGATGCCCGGGCCGGCGGGCCCGCGCTCGCCGCGCGGACCCTGCACGCCCTTCTCGCCCTTGGTGCCGTGCGCCACGAGCAGTTGCCAATCATCGCCCGGGATCGGGCCCGGGTTGTCCTTGCGCGCGACGAAGCTGCCCTTGTTGAACGCCACGATGTCGAGCGCGCGATATTTCTCGCTCTCGCTATAGGTGCCGCGCACATCCGGCGACGCGCCATCGCGGCCGCCGCGCGCGAGACAAATCCAGTCGGCATGCGGCGGCGCATGGCCGGTGTCCTTGGTCGCCTGCCACAGCCCGCCGCCATGCGCGACGACCTGCGCCGCGTAGTGAACCGCGCCGAGCGCGTAGAGCTTGACGATCGGCAACATCCCGGGCGCGCCTCGATCGCCGACGTCGCCCTTGTCGCCCTTCTCGCCGGGCTCGCCGCGTGGGCCGACGTCGCCGGCTTTGCCGACAAGGCCAGCCACACCTTGCTCACCTTTTTCGCCGCGATCGCCGGTGGGTCCGACGTCGCCCTTCAATCCCATTTCGCCACGCTCGCCGGGCTCGCCGATGAGCCCGCGTTCGCCGGCAGGACCGGAGGGACCGACAGCGCCGGGCTCGCCAGCGAGGCCCGGATCGCCGGCAGGGCCGGGATCGCCCTTCAGCCCAATATCGCCTTGCGGACCTGTTCCGCCGTCAGCGCCGCGCTCGCCGGCAGGTCCGGCGGGTCCAGCAGGTCCGATGTCGCCTGCGGCGCCACGTTCGCCGGTGGGGCCGGCTGGCCCGGCAGGACCGGCTTCGCCGACGGCGCCACGTTCGCCTGCGGGTCCGGCGGGTCCGACGGCACCGATGGCGCCGCGTTCGCCTGCGGGTCCGCGCTGTCCGATGATTCCGCGCTCGCCCTGCAATCCTTTTTCGCCGCGTTCGCCGGCTGGTCCGGTGGGTCCGGTCTCGCCGGCCGGGCCGGGCTGTCCGATGATTCCGCGCTCACCTTGCAATCCTTTCTCGCCAGCCGGGCCGGCGGGCCCGCGCTCGCCGTCTTTCACTTCGGCGAGCCGCGCGCGCACCATGTCGAGCACTTCACCGCGCAGCGTCACGATCGCGGCCTGCATCTTGTCGATCGTGCCATGCGCCTTGGCGATCGCGCTTTGCGCCTGCGCCTCGATCAGCGCGCGCTCGCGTTCCCAATGCCGGCGCTCTTGCACCAGCACTTCGCCGAGCGCCTCGCGCCATGCATCAAGCAGATCGTCGGCGGCCAATCCTTGAGGCGGCGCGTAGGATGTTTCTGACTTCCCGTTGGACGTTGTCGTCATGGCCTTTGCCTTCGACTGGTGACGCGGGCGGCTCGGACGGTTTCTTTTCGTCGGGCTTGGCGAGCAGCGCAGTCGGCGCGCCGGGCACCGACGGCGGCGCGCCGGGACCGGGCGCTGCCGGGATCGCGCCGGCTGCGGAGAGCGGCACGACTTGTTGTTGCACGCGCGGCTCGTCGCCGAACTTGACCTCGTCGAATCCTTCACGCACGCGCGCTTCATTCGGAGCCATCACGCCGCCCTGCACGGCTTTGACCAAACCGTCGATGCGGTCTTTGAAGGCCGAGCGCAGGAGGGCGGCGGTGTCGAATTCGAGATACTCTTCAGGCTGCCCCTTCAATTGAAACAGCAACCCGAACGCCTCTTCGATGTGGTTGAGCGCAAAGCCGAGCCCGGTGGCGATCCATTGCTGCATCAACGCTTCAGTCGACGTGACGCCGGTGCCGCCGAGACCGAGCAGCGATAGCGGGATGCGATAGGCCAGCGCGACGTTCTGCCCCGACAACTTCATGATCTCGGCAAGCTCGGCATCCTTCGCGCCCATCGCCCACGGCTGCACCTTCAGGCCGGCGGTGAGGATCGGCGTGCCGCCTTGCTGCAGCCCGCGCACCTGTTCGTTCCAGCGATCGCGCAGCGCCTGCACCTGATCCTTGTCAAGCTGCAGGTCGGTCGACAGCACGGCGCTCGGCCGCGCTTGGTTCATGTAGAAATTGATCTGTTGCTTCAGCATCGCGTTGCCTGCCGCGATGTCGTTCGCCGCCGCCTCGATCGGTGAAGCGCCGATCAGCGGAAACGGATAGCGCCGCGAGGGATGCAAGCGCACGTGCAGCACGTCGCGCTGCGGCACCAGCACTTCGCCCAAGCGCTCCATCACGTCATTGCCGCCGAGCCGATAGAACACATCTCCGGTCGAGCGCACGACCTGCGGCGCCGACTCGCGCGGGCTCATCAGATGAAGCTCGTCGATCTCGTAGCGATCGTTGCGCAGCGCCAGCGCGTAGGCATTGCCGTCGAGAAACAGCGAACGCGTCAGGCTCAGCATGAAATCGCTGATCGTCTGATACAGGTTTGGCCTGCGCAGAATGCGCGACAGCGCCGATGTGGAGATGCGATCGCGACCGTTCTTGACGTTCATCCGCCAGTGATCGCCCGGGCACATCGCCACGGTCTGGCTGTAGGCCGAGAGCGCGGCTTCGACCATCGCCGATGAGCCCGACATATCGATCGGGTCATAGCCAAGCTGCCACCAGTTGATGTTCTCGCCGACATAGGCAGGCAGAATCCCGCCCGTGACAGGTAGCTGCCACGGGCCGGGATGATAATCGCCCTCGCCCTTCGTGACGGGCGAGGGCGCGCGGCCTACGAGCGGAACGTGCCTCATGTTCAGCTTGTCGGTTCAGCCGGCCTCGATTGACGCGTCTGATACCCGCCCGGTGCCGGGCGCTTCGCTTCCGACTGCTTGGTCTGCTTGGGCGGGAAGCTCTGATCCTGCTCAGGGCTGCCGTCGGGCTCGTGCTCGGGCACATGAACGCCCATCGCAGCGAGATCGTTTTCCTCCTGCGTCGGTGTCGGCTTGCCGGCTTCCGGCGCTTCCTTGGCTGCCGCCTCGCGAGCTTGGCGCTGCTCGGCGACGACCTTCTTTGCGTTTTCTTGGCGCTCCTTATCCGCCTTCTGGGCTTCCTGTGCCCGCGCCTGTGCTGCTTGGTCGCTTGATTGATCGGTCACGATGGACCTCCTTGTTTCAACGGTGGGGAGTTGAAAGCCCCGCCAGAGTTGGCGGGACTCTCAGACGTCAACGCGTGAGATCACCAAGTGACGCCGGCCATCCACGCGACCACGCCAGTGCGGCGCAGCGTCCAGTTCAGCGGCATGATCAACCGCAGGGCCAAGCTGTCGGTCTGGTAGAGCGACCGCACCGGAGCGGCGACAACGGCGGGCGTGCCCGGCGTGCCGATCGCGAGCGGCGTGGTGTCTTCCATATGCAGCGTGGCCTGATCGCTGATCTCGAAGCGGGGAGCTTCGCCGCCGACGGACACGAAGTCCGCAGCGTCGACCGCGATCACCGTGCCAACCGGCACAGTGCCCGCCGCGATCACCGGATAGGTCAGCAACTGGTTGCGCCCGATCTCTTCCTTGAACGGGAACGCGCCAGTGCCCGGTGCGCTGGTCAGCGACAGCGTCAGCTTCTGCGCCGGGTTGATCAGCCACACCAGCTTGCGGATGTTGCCGTTGGTGCCAGTCATCAGCGCGCCGGCGATCTTCTGCAGATCGCCCACCACCGCGTTGAAGCCGCCGCCCGTCGTCGGCGTCAAACCAGCGACGCCGTTGAGCAGCCCAGCGGGACGAACCGTCGTCGCCGGGTTGGTATCGAGCAGCACGGCATCGATCGACACCGCCGTGTCCTGCTTGATCGCATCCCGCAGCAGCCCCTCGATCGCGGGCACGCTGTGTTCATCGATCTCGCGAGTCCACGTGGTGATCACGGCCATTTTCTTCGGCGTGAGCAACGCCGCCGTGAACGCACCCTGCCGCACCGGGATCGGCGCGCCTTCACCAACGAACGAACCGGCGATCGTCGGCGTGAGCGAGCGCGTCGGCACCGAGATGCGACCGTTGCGCCCGAACGACAGGGAGAGCCCCGCCGCCGAGAGCGACGGAAACACCACGTTGGGATAGAGCGGCTCAAGGAAGTCGGCGTTGACTTGCTGCA